GACTGAATGGTTCATTGACATCTTTGTCAATAACCATTGATGGGGACCGGGTAGGCTACCTACCAAGCCGTCTAATTCGGACGATAGTCCGAGACCGAATCCCCCTATGACCTGTGGCAACATTGTTGCTGTGAAGGCTTTAGGGTGGGTACTTCTACTAGGAAGTAGTGGACCCATCCTTGAGATAAAAAGATCCCTTATTGAGGTCACTTTATCTTCACTCCAATGTACATCGTCTTTGACGAGCCATTCGAGTGATCTAACAAGTTGTGACGATTTACCAATCGCCGCATTTTTGTTGTCCTTCTTTTGCATGGTCGATTGGCCGCGCTCAAGAAGTCTGACTTTAATATTGTCCACTATTATGGATTTGCTCTGATCAGAGCTATTAAAGGCCTTTCTATGCTGTAAGTTGCCTATATTTAGGACTCTCTCACAGTACTTTACCATCACGTTGGAAATACTATGTTTTTCCTCCGAGATTATACTGCCTACAGATTCATGTAACTTTGTTACAGACCTGAGGTAATCGGGTGGGCCATACATTATATGATCATCACCACCTATATGGCAGAACCTCCAGTATCTGGAGGGTGCTCCATAGTGACTAGTTAGTAAATTAGTCTTCCCTGTGTATTTCAGGAACGACAGTTCTTCAATACATAGATTAAGCAAGGTCAAGCTTGGCTTGGCAATTGCTTCTCCCATCATTATGCCTGTGCTGGAAACAACACTGTCATAATCATGAAATAGGACTAGTCTAGGGCCTATTGTCTCTACAACTAGTTCTACATAAGGGGAATATTGTATTCCATACCCCCTCATAAACCCTTTGATCATCACTTTAGTGAGTTCAAACTGTTGAGCATTTGTGGCGTCCTTTAGATCGCTGGACAAAACGCTCTTGGGTTCCTCGTCCAATTCATTGTACAAGGCCCCCATTCCATGGGCTGCTGCCCATGCCTGATCCTGTCTGTGGAACGATGAGAACACAGAAGGATGAAACTTCATTGCATCAATCAATAGATGTGACAATGGAGCTTGTAACATATTCAACCAATATGGTGAAAGTGTCACAAAACGGGCTTTGTTTCCCATTTCTGGGACAACTTCCGCCCTAACGGGAATTGGTAGACATGTAGTGTCTTTCCAAGCCACGTATAGGAGCTGCTTTCCTAGACTATCGTCCAGTCCGTAGAACCTACCAACCTGATCCTTGGGGTATCCCCCAATTACGGGTTGCAGGAATTCCTTGTCTATTAGTTGACCTATAGACAAGGGATCCCTGAATAGGGTCATCCAGATAGGTATCCCTTTCTGGTGCCCTACTATGCCAAATGGAGTTTCCTCAATAGAGTCTTCATCTGGTATAACTGTGAGGTGCCTTTTCATAGCATCCATCACAGCTGCGGCTTGCCCTCCCTCACTAGTGGGAAATTCAAGCTCTCCAGACGATGTTACAGATATATGTACCGAACCGTCTGGTAAAAGACCTGGTCTAATGTGTCTACACATTCTACCAATTCTTTCAGCTGTCAAACCCATCTCCTCAATAAGGTCTGGGTCGACAGTAAAGTCCCTCTGAAGAACTCTTTTGAAATCTTCTAGAGACTTTTCCTCTGTCTCCGATCCCATATATGGCATCTGTCGAGTAGAGGTCAAGTGACCTACA